GTAAAACCATTTAATATTCAGGACTTAGATATGAGCAAGGCAGAAGATCGTAAAAAGTATGCAGAATATCGCAAACAAAGAGATTCAAGCCCTGTTCAAATTAACTTAAACAATAAATAATAAAGGTAAAATAAAATGGCAAACGAAAGCACAAGTTCTACACTCTCGGAATTATATACTGAGATCGTAGCAGAAGCATTATTCGTAGCATCAGAGCAATCAACTATGAGACCTCTAGTACGAAACTATGCAATAACAGGTGGTGGAAAGTCAGTTGAAGTTCCAATTTACTCAGCAGTTTCGGCTGGTGCAGTATCGGAAGCATCTGATTTATCTAACACAGCTATCAACCCAACTTCTGTGACTATCACAGCAAGTGAAGTTGGTATAATGACAACTCTTACAGATTTAGCAAGAAACTCAGCACCAAGAAATGTTGCTGGAGATATTGGTAGATTATTTGGAGAAGCAATCGCTAAAAAAATTGACACAGATTTAACTGCGTTATTTGATGGTTTCTCACAAGAAGTTGGAGATGGAACAGCAGTTCTAAGTTCAGCTAATGTATTTAATGCAGTAGCAATTCTTAGAAAAAATGCAGTTCCAATGTCTGACCTAGCTGGTGTATTTCATCCTTTAAATGCGTTTGACCTAAAGAGTGGTTTAACAAACACATTTGTTGGTAGAGATACTGAAAAATCTAACGAAGCTTTAAACACAGGTTTTGTTGGTAATGTAGCTGGTGTTCCAATTTTTGAAACATCAAATCTAGCTGACAGTTCAGGAAACAATCCAGGAACAACAGGAGACTACAAAGGTGCAATTTTCCATAGAGATGCTTTAGCATTGGCTATGATGCAAGACCTTAAAATCGAAACTCAAAGAGATGCGTCTCTAAGAGCAGACGAAGTTGTAGCAACTGCTGTATATGGAGTTGGCGAACTTAACGATACTTATGGTGTTGAATTGAATGTAGATTCATCAATCCAATAATCGTACTTTTATCAGGGGGAGCAATCTCCCTGATAATCAATAGGAGAATTTATGAATATAAAATTAACAAATGGTGTTAAAATTATAACAAGAACAAAAGATCAATACGAAGCAAACTTAAATCATTTTGAAAAAAGAGGTTTTGCTCCTGTTGATTCAGTAAAAAAAGAAATTAAAAAAGCGACTATTAAAGACATATCTGATAAAGTAGTTGAACTTAAACCAAAGAAAAAAAAAACAAGGAAAAAGAAATGAAAGATTTAAAAAAATATTGGAAACTTGCTAAAGACAATAAAAAGGTGACTATGGGAGTTATTATAGTTGTTGCAGTAATTTTAACTTGGGTATTCTAATATGGCAAACTACACAGGTGCAAATGTTATCACTACATCTGATGTTCTAAAATATCAGCCTGATGCTTTTGATTTTGGTATTTCAACAACTGCTACTGAAACTACAAACTTTCTATTACAAACAACAAACGATATTCTAAGACAGTTAAGAGTAGAATGGTGGTCTGTATATAAACAAAATGTATATACAGATATTACAGTTCTTAATACTGCTGAGATGGATAACACAAAAGTTAATTTAGATCAGTTTGAAAGGGCTGGTGTTTATTTATTTTTAGGAAGATTCTATTTACCAGCATTAACTAAATTTAGACCTGAGACAGAAAAAGACAGATTTGAAAGAATGGCAGAATATTATATGTCAGAATACAATAAAGAATTTAGATCAATATTAGAAGATGGTGTTGAATATGATGCAACAGCAGATGGCACTATTCAGGTAAGTGAAAGAGAGCCTTTACATGGATATAGACGATTGACTAGATAATGGCTGTCAATTTAAAGATCAAATCTAATACAAAACAGTTAAGCAAAAAATTTAAAAAGTTTGAATCTGTACTACCAAGAATAATTGATAAAGGTGTTAAACAAGCTGGTTTTCAATTATTAGATATTGTTAGAACTAAAACAGCTAAAGGAATTGATTTTAGAGATAGACCATTTGCTACATATTCTAATAGTTATTTGAAACAATTACAAAAAGAGGGTAAGCCATTAAAGGTAGATTTATTTTATTCAGGTAGAATGTTGGGAAGTTTATCAAGCAAAAAAACAGGAAAACATAAAGTATCTTTAGATTTTACAAACGCACAAATGAGACAAAGAGCATTATTTAATCAAGTATTGAACGAGCCTAAAAGAGAATTTTTTGGCTTTAATGATAGAACAGAAAAGATTATAAGTAAGCAATTCAATAGATTTGTAGAAAAAGAATTAAGAAAGTTTAAAATATGAGTGTAAGAGAAAACATAGCATCTAATTTATTGTCAGTTATATCTGCAATATCTAGCCCTGATATTATAAAAGCAACTAGACAACCATTTCAATTAGATGAATTATCTGACAAACAATATCCAGCAGTAATAGTTCAAACATCTGAAGAAACTAGAGAAGATCAAGAATTAGGAGATGGTGCTAGAACTAGAATAGGCACTATTGATTTTGTTATATTAGGTTTTGTAAAAGGTGCAGAAGTTAATATTGATACAAAAAGAAACGAATTGATTACTGCTATTGAAACTGCATTAGAATCTGATATTACAAGAAGTAGCAACGCACTAGATACAGAAGTAACAAGTGTAGAAACAGACGAGGGTACATTGTTTCCTATTGGTGGTATAAGAATGGTTGTAAGATGTACTTATGAGTTCCAAGCTGGAACTCCATAAACAAGGAGAAGATATGGCAAGTAAAGATAAAATTATAGATAAAATTGAAAAAAAGATAGATGCAATAGAAAAGTTGCACGATAAAGAATCTATTATGTGTGAAGAAGTCAAAGATTTATTAGCTGATTTAAGAGATGATGAAGATGAGAAATGGGAAGATGACTCAGAAGAAGATTTTGATGAAGATAATGATGATGAAGATATTGACGAAGAAGAAGAAAACGAATAAAAGGATTTATGGCTAAAGACATTAAATTATATAAAGATGGAAATGAAGTTATTATTAACGAAACTCAGCTTGATAATTTTTTAGATTTAGGTTGGAAACAAATAAAAGAAGAAAAACCTAATGAGGTAAAATCTTCTTTTAAACAAAAACAAATTAAAGATAAGGAATAACGATGGCAACACACTTTGGTAAAGAGGGCGTAGTTAAAGCTGGTGGAACAGGTATAGGCGAACTTACAGGTTTTACACTTGAAACTACTGCTGATGTTGTAGAGGATACTCAATTATCTGATTCAACAAAGTCATTTTTAGCTGGAAGAACATCATTTTCAGGTACTTTAGAAATGAGTTATGATGAAACTGATTCTCCACAACAAACATTAACTGCTGGAACTTCTATCTCTTTTGTATTAGGTGCAGAGGGAGATGCTACAGGAGATGAAATTTTTTCAGGTTCAGGAATTATAACAGGTATGAGTGTTAATGTAACACTAGATGGTATAACTACTAGATCGGTTACTTTTCAAGGCACAGGAACATTGACTAGAGGAACTGCTTAATATTAATTTATGTCAGTTATAGATAGAGTAAAAACTCATTTTGAGACTCTGCAAACTATTACTATTGAAGTTCCTGAATGGAAAGACGAACATGGTAATCCATCTGTTTTTTATTCAGAGCCATTAACATTAGAGCAAAAAAATATTATTTTTAAAAAATCAAGTAACTTTCAAGATTTGACAGTTCTTGTTGATTTATTAATGATGAAGCTTATGATTAAAAATGATAAAGGCGATTTAGTTAAAGCTTTTGACCCTTTTGATAAACTTGCTTTACAAAAAAAAGCAGACTCAAATATTATTGCATCAATAGCAAATAAAATACTTGTAGATACATCACTAGAAGAATCTGTAAAAAAGTAAATAGCGACCCTGACATACAATCTTTGTTGGTGGTTGCTGATAGACTTAAAATACCAATTCAAAAGGTATTAGATATGCCTTTAAGTCATTATAATCTTTGGATAGCTTACTTGAAAAAAGAGCAAGATGAGTATAAAAAGCAGAGACAACTATCTGAAGCAAAGAATTATAAGTAA